ACTAGGATTACCTTTTTCATTAGATAGCCTGATTAAATTGTAATTCTGGAAAGTTAAGGGGTAATGGGATGTTGTTTTTAATACAAAATATATCTCGTGCTATTGCTGCTTGTTTGGCGGTGGAGAAGCCTGATTTTTCTAACAGTGTTTCTTTCTTGTATGTTATTTTAATTTTATAATTTTTGTTTTGAGGATGAATAGAAACACCCCTGTATCCAGATGTATTATTCTCCCTCATAAGCCTCTGATTAATCATATTGTCTTGATGAGAAAGAAACCTACAATTATCAGGTTCATAATTACCGTTGTTATTCATCCTATCGATTTCTAAGCCTTCCTCCCATCCGTTACTGATGCACCAATCGATAAACTTTTCAAGACTATTTTCCCACTCTTTACAAACTGTTATACCTCTCCCCCATAATCCTTATAGTTAGTTGCGGATTCGTTTAAACATCTTCTTTTAATATCAATCCATTTTTGATATAATGGATAATTTTCCGATCCACGTTTAATTAATCCCATTTATTCAAACCGTTTCTTTCTGGTGGATTTTAAAGACTCCTCAATCTGATTCCATGCTGTTTCAGTCACAGCGACTAATTCAGACTCAAGATTATTCGCTTCAATATATTCAATTAGTTTACTTCTCGTCCCTGTTAATTCTAATTCAACGGCATTAATTGTTTGGCCTGATTTTTTCCAAAAATCGTATTGCAAAAGGAAATCAATGCTGCTACCTACGTCATCTATGCCGGTATCATTGAATAAATCAAATTCAATAGACCGCTTATTACCCGTTAATTTATTCTTCGTTACGGATATTTTTGTTTTTTGGCCAATTTCCCAATTAAATTTAGCATCCTTATGGGCTTTAATTTTTGCGCACCACAAGCAATGTGAAGAATAAAAGAAAGGCCCAGATCCTCCGCTGGTTTTTTCTTTTTTAGAAAACGGGCCAGCATTAATGTTTTCCCTTGTTTGTTGAATGATATTAATTGAAGACCCAGTATGCTTAATATCCCCAGAAATCATCCGAAGAACTTGTCCGATTATTTTTGCCTTTTCTAAATGGTAGCCATCTTTAAGGGCTTTAACATGTTCTTCAGATTTAGCCGCCCGTAATGCTTCTTTATATTCTGATTCAATTTCTTGGTCACTTGCCAATGCGTCTAGTGAATCAAGTAGCCAAATAAACGGTTTCCCCTTATCGAGGTGAGCTAAAATATTATTTTTGAATTCTTGAATAGTTTCTGAATTAATTTGATCCCCGTCCTTAGTTACCTTTGGGGAGATTATCCTATTTGATAATTTTTTCCCAAATAATTTAGGAATATTTATCTCCAATGCGTGCTCGGCATCGTCATAAATAATTTTGTATTCGTCAAATTTTGGATCATTTGCAATCGCCGCCAAAATGTTTAATCCAAGAAATGTCTTGCCGGAACTTGAACCACCAGGGATAGTGTTGATCTTGCCCATTCCTAGCCCGCCGTAGGCTGTGCCTGAACACGCAAGATTTAGAAGCGTAACGCCTGTAGGTATAAGACGATCAGGATCAACACCCTCCACCTCTTCAATCTCAACAGGCGCATCGATACTATCCTTAATCTTATCAGCTAATTCATCAGATACTTTCTTCGGTCTCCCAGCCATTTATTCCTCCTCTCTAATGCTATCCATTGCGTCCTCGTATCCTTCCCAGCTATCTACGCCATATTCCATTAAGGCATCCAGCATTGATTCAGAATGAAGGAGTTCATCATATCGGTCACTATTTATTGTAACAGTATTCACTTCAACTCTCCTTCTTAATATAAACGCCTTTCTTTTCACTATTCCAGAAGCGTTTGCCTTTTAGGTAGTGCTTAGTATAAGCCGCTTCCGCTCTTAGGTTCAAGCGGTACTCTTCAGAGGTTTCTTCTTCTTTACGCTGCCGATTCATCAGATCCTCCAAGCGTCATCCCAAGCGCCTCCTGTAAGATTAACCCAATCTGGTCATTCTCTTCACCAAGGTCAGTAATCTTATTAGTTGCTACACTCTTTGCAATCTTCACTAATACCTTCTTATCAATATTATTTACTTTAGCGTTCTGGTCGTTCTGCATTAGTGTATCATAAGCAGCATCAACTACAATTTTGCAATCTTCTTTAGCCAGTTCAAGAGTCTCGATAGCTTGCACCATCTGGTGGAGGCAGTTTTTAATTTGTTCCATTTTGTTTCCTTTTGTTGGTTAGATTACATTTGAGGTCCAGAAGGCGAAGGGCCACTGGTAAATGATTTATTGATATTAAATAACACAGCTTCTCCCTTCACTAATTGCAACCTACTTTCATCAATCCATTCCCACGCAGGGATAGAACCATCTGTGTTTAGTCTTTGCTGCTGAATGCCATAATGCAAACAGCCAGTGGCATACTGTGCGACCACCATAACAATCCCTTCTACTCCTGTTACATTATCTCGCAACAAGTCTCCATTGTTAAATTTATGTTCTCTCATTTCATTTTCCTTTGTTTAAGTAATATGACTGGACAGGATTTAAACCTTGTAATACCGACATCCTCTTATTAACCACTGTTGCTAATTAACTATGTCGTTTGCCCATATGGACTTTCAGCGTCTGCCTATTCCGCCACCAGTCATAAGTTTTAAAATTGGATCACGGCAGAGATTCGAACTCTGGTACTTCAACCTGTTTGATTAACGCTGAACCTAACCCAGCTCCCGTGATTTTAAATTTGGTGGATGGTAGAGGACTCGAACCTCCTGGGGATTTCTCCCTTGGCTTTACAGGCCAACCCGCTGCCCGTTACGGGTTTACCCATCCAAATTCCAATTACTCTTTCAGTGTGCGCCTACGTTTAGGAGCCTCCTGTACTTCTACTTCCTCCTCTTCTACCTCCGGCTCCGGCTCAGGTTCCGGCTCCAACTCATTCGCGCTTTCCGCAACGTCCTTACAATACATCTTGACTTTACATTTATCACATTCCTCATACTTGTCATAATCGTCACCGAAATCAGCATCAATCGGGCAAGTAATTTCTCCAGTATTAGTATTTACTCCTTTATCTTCCTGTACCGGCTTAGGGCTGCGCCGACTTACCAGAGGGACATCATTTTCCATCGGCTGGCTATCGGTGACATGTGGCTTCTTAGCCGCTCCCATAATTAGTTGAATTTCTTCGTAAGAGTGAAGAGTAATCAACTGGTCAAGCTGCTGTGCTGTTTCAATTTCCTCATCCGAAATAACGTACTTCCTGTCCTCGAAAGTAGGAGGTGACACTTCCCAGTTATCATTAGGGAGTTTCTTTAGGTTCATCCAAATCGTTTTCCCCTCATCTGGATCAGGATAAGCAATCAAACCACCACCTCTGGGGCGTTTTGCCACTTCCTGCAATTTCTTTTCAAAGAAGAAGTGAGCGTTCTCAAGAATCTGAATACCCTTCTTTTCTTCCTTCTCATCACTCCGGGAAATAGCATTATAAATTACTCGGCGAGAAGGCCATAGTTCAGAATGTTCTTTCTTGAATTTATTATATTCAGCAGCTTCCATACTACCTGCTTCTGCCAGAACTTCAATACGCTTCTCACATACAGGACAAGGCTGGCTGTAGTTCTTCAATGGGCATACTACCGGCTTCTTACAGGCACCTACTCCTCGGTGAACCCAAATATCAAGAAGGTAAGTCAAATCACCTTCATTAATATTATAACCATTGGTAGGATAATTATCCCCTGCAATAAATGGAATAATATCAAACCCGATCTCAAGGCCAGGTTCAGGCTGGGGCTTGATAATCCACTGGTTGACCCCTTCTGGAACATTGAAATAGGATTCGTAGTCGTTCAAACCACGGTCCTTTGCCTTGTTCTGCTCCTCAAGGCGTTTCTGTAGTTGATTCTTCATTGCTTTTCGATCAATTGCCATTCTTATTCTCCCTTAATTAGTTACTTTGTTGATGTTCAATTTGATATGATAATTTAAAATATGCCATTTCCATTTGATCCATTTTCATAATTAGTCCTTCTGAACAGAAGCCTTCCGCCATTCCTTAAACATTGAAGCAATAGCAAGGCTACTCTTCCGACTCCGTGCCCCGGATGCCATGTTACCTTTCTCTGCCCGCTTAGTCGCTTCACTATTAAAAATAGCCATTTCGTCCTGAATCTTTACCAACATCTCATTAAGATTTTCCATTTTGAGTCTCCTGTGTGTTTGTGTTAGATACGTTAGCTGCGCCAGTAATAAGATCAGTTAGTGTTTTGCCTGATTTTAATTGATTGCTGATTGAATCGTAAACCAATTTTTGATTAAAATAGATAGCATATTTCGTTGTGTAGTAATACTTGATAATTATTTTAAAAATAAATGGAATTACACCTAAAACGATAATTCCCGCCAATGCCCAGAGTCCAAATAATGAAAGTGCTTCTGTCAATTTTTTAAAGTCCTCCTTCTCAATTTAAGATTCAATTCCTGTGTTACATTTTGTTCTTCTTTCCCATCAGACCCTCCTGAATTTTTAGTTGTGAAATACTGTGCTGCGAACATTTTGTAAAGTAAGTCGATTTGCTTACTTTTGTCAAGTAGCTGGTAATGAAAATTTAAAAAAAGATCGGCATTTGTTTTAGCATCTGCATATTCTTCTCTTTTGTTTTTTAATTCATTAAACATTTCAATATATTCAGGCAGATCATAAGTGTATGCCTCCGCTGCTTTATCGGTTAATGCTTTATCAAATCCTCCAATAGTCGGGTCTTTCTTAATCCGAGCAAATTGCTGAAGCCTAAAAACCTTTAAAGAATCCTCTAAATTCTTAACTTGAGCTTCAAGGTGGTTAACTGTTCTTGAATGATTATGCCATTCTTGATCATATAAGAAAATCAAGTGTGACATATTAGCTGCCTCTTCGTCAAGGCTGAATTTATTTATTTTAATATCTTCAGACGGGTTAAGGTTCATTTGGGTTATCCTTACATTTTAATTTAGCTAATCTACCTGTGCTACATTCGTCTTTGTGTCCATATTCAAAAGGACATTCTCTGCATAATATAATCCCATTTACTGGGTCCAGTGCGTAACCTGGCATCAGTTTCTTGGGTTCGATGTGATGGGCGGCTAGTGGATTTTCTGGGATTTTTTCCTTATCACAGATTTCACAACGATTTGTCCCAATTTCATCTCTTTGGTTCTGAAAGCATTTATCCGACCAAATATATAGTTCATATTGTGTAGGTTGATTAGAGTTGTCTTTCTTTTCAAATGGATCAGATTTTAAATTATATAACGAACAATTATGTTTGCATTCTCCTGAACAATAGAAATAATTTTGCACAAGCCCAATTGGCTTCTCTATGGAAGATATTCTATCATATAATTGACTGTTTGTTGGTGGGAGCCATTTGTCACACTTCTTGCATTTAACTAAAATACCGTAACCATTTGGATCGTCCATTATCTCTTCAACTTTGCAAAAGAATGGATGCTTTTCTTCGAAGTCTTTCTTTTTAAAAGTACATCTTTCTTTTTGCACCTCTGATTTATAGCACCCACAAGAATTTGTATCTCCTTTCTTTAGACTTCCTAACGCATATTCTTTTATATTCTCATCGCAGGAGCATTGAGCCGATACCTTTCTTTTATAGTAAGAATTTACGCCCAAATCCTCAATAACAGTTAATCTACCATATGTCTTACCAATTACATCTTCTCTTTTATTAATTTGTATTTCTGATTTATAACACCCACAAGATGTAGTAACGCCAATTCTCAGCGAGTTTAAAAGATAAGTTCTAATGTTTCCATCATGAGAGCAAATTGCCTCTACTTGTCTACGACCCCATTTATTTTGTTCAACTTCTTTAATTATTGTCAACCTGCCATAAATATCGCCAGGATTAATTTCAATTCTATTCCCCACTATTCCTCCTTTTCTACATATCCTCCACTGTAGATCTTAAGTAACTTTGCTACTGGTACAGGAATCTCTTTCTCGTTTCTAATGTATCCATGAATTGTGCGTTCCCCTACGCCAAGTCGTTTTGCCAATTCTCTCTTACTCCAACCCATTTTAACCCTAATTTTGTCCAATTCTAAATAATCCATTTAATCCTCCTTTAGTACCTTATCGGCATAATGTAAGAAATACTTTAACTTTATTTTATATATTTAGCAGAATAATTCCAATTCCCTGCACCTCTTGCACCACCTGATACTACTTCTGAAATGTCAAATGGCGCATCGAGAACAGCCTGTAAGAGAATACTATAATCACTAATCGCCCGACTGCCAGCTATAATCGTGATCAATCCAAACATTCCTTAATTTTCTTTACTAAAATATCATGTTCGTTTTCTGGTTGTCTACGGAAGCCATCGGTTAAATGGCTTGCCCCTGCTGTCGCTTCGACGTAAGGGAGTGCTTGCTGGAGTAGAGGCAGAAAGTAATCACAGGCTTCTTTGAAGCCTTTACTGAACAATGGATTAACCCCTGAAATATATCCTGATCCGTGTCCATCATGCCAATCTATCCATATGTCTATCATGATTTTTTGTAGATTATCGTTCATTTTAGTTCCTTAAGGGAATTAGCAAAATCTTTATCTACCCTAACACAAGTAAAAATCGGCAGGAACAACGATTTAATTGGGTCGTTTTCCTTACTTATAATTTCATTGTATTTTACTTCAATAACCTTATTGAGATATTCACTGGGGTCTTTTAATCTATCAGCATCCGTTAGTCCACTTCCACAATTCGTCTTTAGCCCACCGCACGATGTCACCAGGACTAACGAGCCAATCATATTAGGATTTTTAGAATGTGGCTCTACCCCAATACATTCTAAATCTGCGGAAAGTTCAGCCTTTAATTTTATTTGAGTTTTTAGACGTTTATTCTCCCAGATACCATTTTTATCTTTTACAATAACACCCTCGCGTCCCATACTTAAATATCGATTAAATATAACAGTGGCTTCATCCCAAGAATTGACGGTGTAATTATCGACAAGATGAATTTTATCGAAACCTGTGACTCTTTCTTCTAATTCAGAAAACCTATAATTGTAAGGATACAGGCATTTCTCATTAATAAAATCATCATAAGGGATCATGTCCCACAGAACAACATGAACCAGTTTCGCTTCTTCATCGGTGATGGTATTTTTGATCGCCTTATTAAGAATCCCAGCACTGACTTTTCTCGGGAGCAGAACATCTTTATCAATGCAAATTGCTTCCCCATCAAAAACCACATTCATCCCATCGGCCAATTTCAGAAAATCTTGAACTAAATTATCTAAAAGGTCGATTTCTTTTCCGTTCCTGGTTCGGTATTGGACTTCACCATCTTTAACGATTGCATTGATCCGTATTGAATCTTCCTTGCACTGGACAAAAAATGGAGGGGTAATATGTTTTCGGCTCTTTTCTGAATTCCTTTCGCACAAAGCTACTGGAAAAGTTTTAATTAGATTTGGAGTCATTTTATTGATGCTCTTATAATCACATCCACAATTAGGGTCTTTCTTGATAATCCGCTCAATAAGGTCAGCATTTTCAGGGGAGACACAAGACAACACCTGTTGGAGATACTCAATTCCAGTATTGCCTGTATAGGTTCTGTCTGATAAAGAAGATAAACTATACATCGCCCATTGCAATGATTGGTCTTCTTCGTGCTGGTATTCAGGAATTTTCTTAATCCCAAATATGACTTCTGGTGAAAGAGCCAACCTAAAGAACTCGTTTAATTCTTTGTTGTCTTTATTCTGTTTAAGAATTTCGATCTTCTTGTTGGTAGAAGGCTCATTTTGGAGTATATTTATAATTTCGTGTGTTTGCATTATCGTCCTCAAGTTTTAACAATCGTCATATATGTGCTAGTGAAAGGCATCTTGCACCCATGGCAAAGACTATCCCCGAAAATATGTGCAACCTCCCAAAGTTCCTTAGTGAGCGTGCCTTGATCCTCAATTTTAATATAGCTTGGAACTTCCATATTCAAATCAGAGTAATATTTTTTCAATAGCCACCAACCGTATTCAGTTGGCTTAACTGTTACGATATCATTCCAGTTAATTTTCATGCCGATCCTCCTGCCGATGTTTATTTAATTATGTCTGGTAGTTGTAGTGGTTAATCTTGGTTGGGTTGCCGGTAATAGTTCATCATAACAGTCTTATATTGAACTATTAACTTAATAATTACGCCTTAATGGTCTTATTTCGAGCTATTAACCTTCACCCATATTTAATATCATTAAAATTCTGGCCTGGTTTAAAATCGTATATCCATGCTTCTATAATACTAATTCTCTCTTCGATTGTCAAGGATTTTAAACCTAATAAGTGTTGCGCCCGTTTATTTTGTGCAATTTTGGCTCGGCAGGAATTGCAGACTTGATTAATTCCTAACCCCGTGACACATTCATCTTTTGTTTCGTGGCATTCTTTACAGATAAAAGTAGTTACAAGAGCCATATTATTCCTCATTAATTTGCATTAAATCATATACCATCTTATTACAAATATCAACTACTACTCTGATATCTCCAGATAACGAAGCGTGCCTTATTTTATACAATTCCTGGATGATTTCTCCATAAAAATGGTGAAGCATATTTTTAACAGCCGCTTCTTTAGCATATGGATACTCTTGTCTGTTTGCCCAAAATTGTGTTCTTATTTCCCCTTTAATAATGTATTCTTCTCTTTCTCCAAATCCACAAGGGAAATTTTTCCCTGTTTTGACAGTATCAAAATAAACAAATGGAGTATAATCAAAAGTTCTATAATTATAGGTATTTTTTATTTTAATAAAATTAGTTAGATTTTTCATTAGTATCCCCTTTAATTAAACTTTCAATACAGTCTGCGGACTCCTCCAATAAATCGGAGATCCTGTCAGGCTCATTATTTTGAACGGATTTCCGTGTCGTGATTGACCGCCTGATTTCTGCTCGCTTTCTTAGTCTAAAGATTAAGTCTTGCATTATAGTCCCTCACGAGGTTCTACTCTAACTGATATATCAGAATCATTACTACATTGACTGATATAATGTTTAGTGAATATAATTTTATATTCTAATGCCGGAGACTCGTCTGGGATTGGTTCAAAATATGGAGAATACCCAATGTATTCATAAATACCTACGGATTTAAGATATTCTACACCAACTGGGGTAAACTTAATCCTGTTAAAGAAGTCTGGGATATGCCCTTCACTAATAACTTTTTCATCGCAAAAAATTTTTCCTATTCGCTCCATATTATTCCACATCTTCAGTTTTGATTTTACCGCATTTAAGGCAGGTATATTCAAGCCAATTTTCTTGATCATAAAATCCAATGTTATAGAATCTTTCAATCGGGCTTGACCATTTGTGACCAATGAAGAAACATTTAATTCTTTTTAGGAGTTTCATTATTCACCTTATCATAAATAATTTTTCTGTTCTCTTTGGCCTTGTTTTACTATCGCCAACCGATAACCCCATTTGCGATTGCATTTCTTTTACGCATTCAAAATCATCCGGTGCTTCATATTCACTAATTACAACGGCATTATTCTTCGACCATTCTCGCATTACATTCCAGAATTTATTATGATCAAATCCGCTGAACGCTCCATAATTAGTTGTATTTTGGTATGGAGGATCGCAATAAATCAACATTCCCTCTGGATCAACATTATCGTACATATCCCAGAAAAAGTCAACATCTTTTATTAAGGGTAGTTGTTTTAGTAAACTTCTTTGCGTGGTGCCAGCATAACAAGTTTTGCCGTCTGACCTAGCGTAACCGCCGAACCATTTACCTGCGAATGAACAACCGAATCCACAGAACGCTGTCATAGGGTCATCTTCTGGTTTATTTTTCTGGTAGTGTTTGTATTCTTCTTCCGTTACAAAATCAGGCGGTATCCAGCCATCTTGTAATGCTTGATACATAGAGATTAAAGATTTGTTCCCGTCACTAGCAAATCTTTTACCTTTAATCTCTTGTAAAACCCACCCCCCCCCGCAGAATGGTTCGTAGTATGTCTGGTTATCTTTTCTTACTGATTCAAGAAAAGTAGCAATTTGTTTCCTGATTTTAGATTTTCCGCCTAAGTATCGCATTGTGTCCTTTTAATTAATTACACGAAACCACCGCATCGCTCAAGGCACGAGACGTAGTTTTTAATAGCATGTTTGAAAGGTTTCTCAAAGTCTTCTGGCTTCCAAGTGGACCAACCCGGCGGGATCGCCCAGCAAACCCAACAGCTATTTTCTTCGTTCCATTCGGTGGTTCCATTCAATCTAATAATTCCTTTATTGTCTCCCTTGAAAAATCCAACAGCCGTATTTCCTATGGCGAGAACTATTCTACATGATTCTAATTCTTTTTTAAGGTGCTTTTCACTGCATTTCTTAATAATGCTCATTGGAGGCTTTTTCGTCGGGCACTTTACTACGTGCGTTTTCAGAAAGTCCGATTCTTCGAAGCCGTATTTCTGGAGAGAGTTCCATAAAATTTTTCCGTCACGGCTATCAAACGGCTTATTTGAACGCATTTCATCTTGATTTGGATTTTCCCCAATTATTACCACATTAAATTTTCCTATTCTCGGCGCTAATGGATGTTTACATTTCCCTCTCAATTCGCACTCACAGCATTGCATCAAATCTGAATCTTTGCCAGATTCAGATATTTCCCTGCCATGGCTCTCCCCGATGACATCGCCAACTAACCAATTGGATAGATTTATATTTTCCCTCTTGCCAATTAAATTATATAAGTTGGCGTACTTCACGAATGGGTTCAAAACAATCCCCAAGTCGAGAAAATAGTTATCGATATTTTGGGTTGGGGGATCTGATTCTTCGTTAAAAGCTCCAATGTCATTTAAGATTGTCAAGAGCTTCCCCTTCAATGCCGGTTTCTCCTTTGTGAAGAATCCCGGTTTAAGGGAGTCTTGGTATTGTTGTATAGTTTTTATAGCGGCTGGCCCTAACCCCTTCACCTCCGAGAAAGGTATTCTGAGCGTTTTTTTGGAAGCATCCGCTATCCAGTTTGAAGCGTGACTGGAAGCGAGGAGTGGTGGGCAGACCTTTAAACCCAGACGAGTTGCTTCCTTGAGCAGGGCTGGTTTTTCGGCTTCACCACCATGGGTTAATGAGGCGCAGATGAACTCTGAGGGAAAATTTTCCCTTAAATAACAACAATCGTATCCTATCTTGGCGTAGGCTACTGCGTGGTTCTTAGAGAAAGCATATTCCGCGAATTTCAACAACTCATCCCAGAACGATAATGCTTCTTGTTCTGTAAAATATCCAGTAGTTTTGACACCTTTAAGAAACTGTTCCAGATAGGGGAGGAAAAATTCTTTATCGCGCTTCTTTCCTATTACTTTACGAATTTTATCAGCGACTTCTTCTGATAGTCCTGCAATTTTAGTAAAGATTTCAAGAATTTGTTCCTGATAAATCAGCTCAGAATATGTTTCTTTAGTTATCTCTTCATAAATTTCGTGCTTCTTTTCCCATGTTCCACTTTTCTTATTATTTATATATCTTTGCGTGATGCCACTATTCATAGGACCAGGGCGCACGAGAGCCAAGGCAGCTACCATTTCTTGAAATGATGAAATGACCATATCTTTAGATAGGCGAGACATCGACCACGTGTTGAACTGAAAGATGCCTGTGCAATTTGAATTTGATAACTGTTTAAATATATTTTTATCATCTAATGGTATTTTATTAAGATCAATTTTTATTCCTTTATTTTCTTCTATTAAATTCAGACAATGATTTATGACTGTGAGATTACTTAATCCGAGTACATCTAATTTCAAAAGCCCTGCGTACTCTGCATCTTCCATATCAAGACCAATAACTAAATGCCCATTTCTTTCTGCTAAGTTGGCCCTTGTTCCTAAAGTCAAATCTTCACTTGAAATGATCTGCGCGGCTGCATGGCGTCCATATGCTCTGTATTGACCACGTAATTTTTGAGAGAACTTTATCACCAGTGGAAATTTGTTATTAAAATCAATACCTTCCTGTGTTCCTAAAGAAGTTTCAAGATCTATCATATTCTTCGTAAAATTATTTACTTCTTGGAACGGAATATCAAAAACCTTTGCAACATCTTTAATTGCCGATTTTTCCTCAATACGAAGAAATGTCGTTACACCTGCGATATTGTTCTCTCCGTATAAAAGTTGGAGCCTTTTTGAAATATCTTCTCTTTTATTATCCGGGAAATCGACATCGATATCAGGTGGGTTGTATTTAGAACGCCCGTTATTCAAGAACCTAGAGAAATTAGTTTTATGTACTAATGGGTCAATATCGGTAATATTCAGGAGAAAGGCAATAGTCGAGCCAGATACAGACCCGCGCCCTGGCCCTACGAGAATACCTGATTCCTTGGCCCATACTACCAAATCGGTTACTATTAAAAAGTACCTTATAAAATTCTTTTCTTTTATTAATTCATATTCTTTTTCTACTTGTTCCTTATATTCTGGATGATTATCTAATTCATCGTTGAATCTTCGTTTGAATCCATCTTTAATTAATTTATTAAATACTTCTATTTCATCTTGACCTTTGTATTGAGGCGGAATAGGCAAAGATATTTCTTTTTGCTCAATCCTAAAGTCTTTGCATTTTTCTACAACTTCCATGGTGGATGCAATAGCTTGTTTGATTTCTGGATCAGTCAGAATTCCTTGCTTTTTAAATTCATTAATAAAATAATCTTTATCGCACATGAACAGGTTTTGAATGTCAAAGCGCCATCTCGTAGGATCGTCGAGTTTCCGCTTAGTCTGGCAACAGAGAAGGATATCATGGACCTCATAATCATTAGGCTCAATATAGTGACTGTCGTGAGTTCCCAATAACTTAACTCCATATTTTTCATGCAGGTCAAGACAGAGATTTACATGGTCTTCATTTATCTGATATTGGTGTGGCATTACTTCTAAATAAAGATCATCACCAATTTTATCGTGAAGTTTTTTAAAGAAATCAATCCCACCTTCTAAATTAAGGAATGAAGCGGCACATGCTGTGCCGATCACTAGACCTTCTGCGTGATCCAAGAGCATCTGATAGCCAATCCTTGGTCGTCTGTAAAAGTAATGGAGATTTGCTTGTGAAAGCATTTTTAAGACATTAGAAAATCCACGGGTATCCTTAATCCATATAGTCAAATGGCCCCGTTTTTCGTCTTTATTTTTTATTTCTGGATCAGGGACACAGTACATCTCCACCCCTGCAATCGGTGTAATCCCATATTTCTCGCAAGCTCGTTGATGTTTGACCAAACCTTCCACAGTCCCGTGGTTGGAAATTCCAAGGAATTGAAACCCCCGTTCGCTTGCATACTTTGCACAGTCTTCTGGCAATCCGTACCCATCGAGAAGGCTGAAGCTATCGTGACGATGGAGTAAACAGAAATTTTTATTTATCGACATACTTACCTTAATATCCAATAGTTTTAAAATCAACCATCACACGCCTCAATGCGTAGTTGGTTGATTATGAACAACAGGAATAATCCCAGCGTCCTCTTCCTGCTTCTTAAGAATCCTGCAATGCGTATCAAAACTAACGCAAGTAAGTTGAATTCTCCCATTGCACTCAAGACACGGAAACTGGACATCATCGTCATCAGGATCGCACTTTTCACAAGTGCATTTCATCTTTGTTTCAGTCGAATAAAAGGCCGTACATGTATCGCATTTGTACATATACACCTTTTTTCTTCTGGTTTTAAGCGAGTATCCTTCGGACTTTTCTATCTCTTCGAGATCCTTTTCCATAATCTTATGGACTTCATAATCTTTCTTCGCTTCTTTATCCTTCCACTTCCCCTTCTCGAACCATTCTTCCTTGATCATTTTAGCGTGAATTCTAAAATAGTCAGCGGCTAATTTAATTGTGCTTTTCATTTCAATTCCTCTCTGGTGGATCTGGTAAATACATCCAGTGTGTTACTTCATCATCGGTTGGGCCACGCTCTATACATTTGTCTTTAAAATTACCATAATACAATTCTTGAAATTCAAAATCTAATTCTGAATTTTTAAACATCTGTTTCTTTTTACCATCCCGATCAAATGTAGAACCATAAAAAGATTCATGGATAGAATAACCACCACCTGAATTGCATTCCTCGAAAACAGGATCAAATTCAGCTATTAAAACCTGAACGCCATATTTGCCCTTTGGGATTTCTGGTAATCCATCTTTTACGCTAATCCATTTCATTAATCCCACCCCGCAATACGTCTAATTTCTTTTACGATACGACAGTGTTCTTGATACTCAATCTCGGATTCTCGATCATCCCACTCCCCTTCGAAAGTATTGCAATCATAAAGTGATTCGGCATAATTACTGATAATTCTTGCTGCATGTAGGATGTGGAGCTTGTCTGTTTCGTTCATTTTATTATCCTTTGATGTTGATTAATTGTTAACTACTTCTTCACTATAATAATTATCAATCTAAATGTCAAACAAAAATAGCGCAACACTTATAAAATGTAACGCTATTTAACTCAGTGCGGGATTTATTTTACACCATCGGTTCAGCACCTAATTCTCTTGCTTTTTTAAGCCAATTTTTCTTCCACTTTATTCGTAATGGTGTTTCTGCTTTCCATACTTCAATAATCTCATAACATCCGTCCACGAGGGATAGCAAAGCGTCATCGTTTGCCCTTGTATTCCAAGCCGTAATTGCTTCCTTTTCTGAATTGAATAATCCGAACCCTAAGCAGAAAATTACACCAGCGCAACCTCTCGTCCTGCACGATACATGATAAACAGTCGTCCCTAAGTAATCACTGGTGCAGATTATCGCATTACTTTCCCCACAGAACGGGCAAGGTTTAATTTTCATTATTCCCCTTCTTCAAATTCTTTAATCAATAGCCTTGAGACCTCAAGCACCTTCTCTAATTCTTCAATATCCAACCGGATACTTTCGCTGCCATCTTGAGATAGAAGAATAAACGGGCCTGCCGCTTCATCTTCTATCTGAACATGCGTTACCCCTTCACCGAAAATTGGGTTAACTCCTTTAAGATGAATAGAAAAGGCGATTGGGGTGATTTTGTATTCTGGGTTATTCATATTAGTTTCCTTTAGTTCTCAATCCAGCCTTTAGTATCTTCGTCCATACCTTCTTCACCGGCGTCATTGAATGGACATCCACCAAATGTAAGGCAAGATAAAGAAAATGAACTTTCTGATTCGCATTCGGGGCAAGAGAAATCATCTTCGGACTCGCACCCGCATTCGCACTTTAGGGGCATCTCATGTTCTTCGGCATATTCACATTTATCACAACGATATACGAATGTTTTAATTTTCTTGTTTTCGAGCAAATTAGTTCTCCTTAAGATTTGATTTGTGGCACGAGCGGAAGGAATCGGACCTTCCCAATCGGATTTGGAGTCCAATTCGCCAACCTTGGAACATTCGCCCGTATTAAATTATTTTCAAGTCCATAAATTTTGAAAATACTTTCCCATAAGCCTACACCCATTCTGAATCCTATCAGCGTAAATTTTGTACCCTACTGAATTAAAAACATGGGTATCGTTTTCTCCTCTGACCATTTCTGACATACCAGAATTATCTTTACATTTTTCAAATTTAAAATCACTCACCCCTGAATGGAATTGACTCTCCCAGTCAGAATCTGGTTGCAAATTGGTAAAACTCCAAATCATTTCATCTAATACCCAATCCCATCTCTGGAACCATAACGAATCAGTATCATGTTCATTTTCTTTCAGAGGGGCATTGGTTGATTTTAATTCATCTGGTACATCTTCGTCATCAACAAATGGAGCACCGTGCTTATCTTCCTTAATCATTTTAAGACCGGGAAGTATTAAAATAGCAAGGGTGCTGTCAAAATTCCAAATGTCGTAATCGTGAATTTTAATATTGCGTTTGCGTTTGGAGTATATCCATTCACAGAATTTCGTAAGCCGCGAATCTTCACCTGTTTTAGTTTCCGATAACCATGTTCCAAAATCGTGAACATAATCGGGCTTTTCTCCATCCTTGTCTTTTTTAGCCCAGAAACATAATATTTCCGCTATTTGATAGCACCCAATGAAATTTTTGCATTTCCCTATTTTTACGCGCATTTAATCTCCTTCTCATCTCCGCTGTATTTTAAAATTACTTCTGAAAGTTCATAACACATTCTACCAACCCACTGCCTATCTTCTTCATCGTTTAATTGTAATCCAACTCCGTGACCCGTTTTATACATATTGAAAATCAGTGAATAAGCAAAGTCGTCAGAATCTATATTAACATGCCCATTATAATAAACAATTTTAAGCTTCATGATTTATCCTTGATACGGGAGATCTGGATGGAAATATCCATAAGCCCAAAATCCAATTGCTCTACCTTTCTTATCTCTGTATTCAATCTCTGCTGGAACATTATCACCAGCGGTCGCCATAACATGCTCTGTCAATTCCCCATATCTAATTTTAACGTAAGCCCGTCGAATATATCTAATCAGCCGTTTTAATTTAGTCATAGTTAACTATACCATTGTTGGTGAACTAAAACCCCATCAACAGTAGCCAATTTTTCATATTTTGGTTTAGGAGATTCACAAAATTTTACCATAGCAGAAAACACAATAACGGCGTCTTCACTACGCCCCTCATTTTGTACCTTTCGCCTAATTCTTTTAGTTTATTGTACATTTTGTCCCCTAATCCCCCATTTCATTATTTATTTCTTCGTAACTGATAATTGGATAACACTTGCCGGTGATGTTTTGTTCTCTGTTTAGCTAATTCCTGAGAAAACACCCGCAAGATTTAGATTGCCACCCCTAAGCCGCCCCAAGACTACCCTCCTATTGTCTTTTTCGGGCATGAACATTGACATAAACATATCGTCACCTATGCGATCGTTCTTTTAATTCTCGTATTTTTCTTTTAGAATCGCTAATTGTAACTTCTCTTCCGCCTCTTTCTTTTTCCTATCTATCTCTACTTTCTTTTTATTAAGGCTTTCCAATTCGAGTTGCCTGCTTTCTACCATTTTTTAAACTGCTCAATATCAGAAAACGATAAATCAATGCGGTCTTTGACAAAAATTACGTCATTAATCTCAACATTATAACAATTATCGTAACTGCCTAATCCCTCTGCATATGTAGAGACGACTGATTCAAGATAACTGTTCTCTCCAAGCTTTTTGATCAGGTTATCTTTTGCTTTACTAACGGTGTCTCCAGTCACGTAGCTTGAATAAATTATACTAGATGACGCGTAATTGTCGTTGTCTCTATAGGATTGGTACACATCGTAATAAATATGCCACATATCGTCCTCCTATGCTATCATTCGTTTTAGCTCTCTAACTTCATCGTCACCCAGCCCATCTAAATCATGCGTATTATACTCAACATTAAAAACATTTGCAACAAAAGAACTCATTGAACCTTCAAGTTTTTTCTGTGCCCTTCTGCCTGGTTCATCGTTGTCCATGGCCAAATAGGCGGTTTTTAATTTCTTTTGCTTCAAGGCAATGAGCTGCATTTTGGTAAAATTCACCGACAAGAGTGCCACCCCATCAACTCTACAAGCATCCATTACGCCTTCGGTGATTATTACTGATCCACCCTCCTTGATGCTGTCGTAGTTAAAAATTAAGCCAGCACGTTTCACCACGGCTTCGCTGTCTAAGGCGAAAATATAAGGTAGTGCTCTTGGGCTTTCACTTACGTCTCGCCCTATCCAATTTACTAACTTGTTATCCATGTAAACAGGAAAGATGACTCTCCAAGAGGCGCGGCCAAATTCCCCGCTCCACATCACGTCATATTTTTTCTGAATTTCGAGATATGAGTACCTGCGCTTCTTTAAATAATCCTTCGCTATTTGCGGAAGAACAGAAGTAAATGATTTAGGTAAAATTAATTTAGTGTTCTGGTGTTCTTCTTCATTTTCTAATTCTTGAATTTCTTCCAGAATATCAGATGGATTTAATTTATATCTATTGAGGATTTCTTTAGCTTTATGATATGAGCCTTCTGTTTTGACTAAAAAATCTGTTATACTGTGATAGCCACACTTCCAACATGAAAGGAATTGAGTAGGGCTTATCGAAATCCCTAAATGATAAGCATCATCCCCGCACCAAAAACAACTTTTCAACCCAACTAACTTTCCGATATTCTTTCCAGATTTATTCCATTCTATATCTGGATGATCGTTCAAATAAGCCAGTACATCGAAGTCATTATTCATTTCTCGACAATAATACATTTATGAGTTTTAGCACAATCAAGGCAAATCACTACCCAATCACCTAATCTGTCAAGTCCATAACTTTTACCTGTTATAAGTTCTTCTACCGGGATCGGTTCTTTCTGGGTACTAAATTCATAATTCAAATTAGCATCATAAAATGCTTTCCCACCACAAATATCACATAATCTATAATCAGCGTATGCCATTATTCTGCCTCTTTAATTTCATTAGGATATAGTTCTATAATCCAGTCAACGCCTTCTGGCATTACATCAATATAATCACCATCTACATTTTGGACAAACCCATAAATTGGGCGTTTAACATTTTTCAAATGGAATATATCTTTCCTTAAAATTTCGACTTTATCACCGATGTTAAACACTATTCTTCCCTCCTCTGATAATGTTCAGGAACCATACACATCCTAATGCTTTGTTCTTCAGTGAACCCAACACTAATTAGGGCATTGTATTTCGCCATCCAAAGTTTCGCCATATAATTATAATGCTCAATTAACATCGGAAGGTTTTCTTCGGCTTTCTGTAGAGTCTCTTTTAGGTTCATCAATTCGGCATTTTTAACTATTTCTTTAACTTGGTTTAGTTCTTTCATTTTATGTTGCCTCCTCAAAAGATTCTTCACTTTCCATATCACATTCGCCACTGTCAAGTTGATTTGATTCGGCCAATAAAAAGCGAAAACTTTTCAATTTTAGATTCTCAATTCCGTCACCTAATTCAAGCCGAACGACAACACCCTCTTCTGGGACAATCGACCGGCAAAATTGAGAGTCCTGATCGCAAACATAAGTTTCTCTTAATTTGTTAAAAAATTCATCCTTCCATCTGTCTTCAGACCAAGCGCAAATTTCATCGAACCAATCATTCGCTTTCCCATAATAAATTTCGGGGACTGTTTCCTGCCCTAATTCCAATGCTCTATGCTTAACTTGGTGCCAAGGTAACTCTGTTACGACCCCATCAATGTTAATCTGCGTAATCCTGTAAATATAAATCTTGTACTCACATTGCTTACAACTGTAATCGAAATTCTTTTGAATTGGCCTTCCACCTGGGGTAAATCCGCAAATTTCGTAAAAAATATTTTCGCCCTTATGCAGTTTACCCTTGAACTGCTCTCCTGAATGCGTCCAGAGGTCTTCCCCATAAAATCCCGGCCCTGTTATCATTTTACCATTTTTAATTACCCTACGACTTGAGTAAATGTAATCATACTCTGAATCGATGATATTGACCCCAATTTTCTTTAGAATTTTTTCATATAATTTAAGAGGTTTCTTAACCAGAACTCGCCCTGTAATGCCACTACTTCCGTGCATCTTCCAAGTTACTGAAATTAAAGAATCTTTCTTAATCTTGAATATATTCTTGGCTAATTGAGCCGTATCAAAATGATGCGTAAATTGCCCATCAATGAGCCTAGACTCTACAGGTTTCTTCCCTTTCTTTGCTGAAGGATTAGCCGGCTTCCATTTAACTGGAACAATATATTTGCAGCAAATAGGAACACCATTTAACTCTTCAAATTCATCACCAACTTGCACTTCTGGAATTAGTTTGTTAAGTGATTCGAATGTTTTATTAAGAGAAGAAATAGGAATCCAAAATCCCATACTCTTTTCACCTCTTAATTTGAGCGTTCTGATTCTTCTATTCACATCCAGCATCCCTCCTGCTGATTTGCCCTCACTGTCTTTACGCCGGATAAGGTCGTTGGCGGTACAGAAATCTTCCGATAGTTGGCACTCCGGGACGAAATAAAGGCCAACATCACCAATCTGGGTATTAATGGAGACTATTACATTGTTCCCGAAAATCGTACTACAAATTAATTTTTGGGCATCCATGTGGTGTCTGAGATTATCAATTTGAAATACAGTTGCTGCGTAATTACTCATTTGTTCTACTCCAGTTAAGTAATGAAATTAGTTACTATTTAAGGTTGATTCGTTTAAATGCAAAACCAATATCCACAATTATTACACTTTACGCCACTCCATAAGGTAGTCAATATCCCTCCACATTCTGGGCAACTGCCGCCATCCTCTTCTTGCTCCACCACATCATCTTCCGTTCCCATCATCTAATCTCCTTACACCGCTTATAAAGACATTCAATTTCTTTAATACTAAGATTGCCTTTTCTTCCATTAATATCCACAGTGCAGGCACAGACATTGCCTTTGACGTAACCTTTAGAATTATCGATCCTGTCGATTGAGCGATTGTTGTTGCTTAATTCTTTTCTGGTATAATGGCAACGTTTTGCTTTCATTAAATTTTTGACTGAGGTTAAAGATAAATTGAATTCGATATTTCTACTTTTGGCAGATTGTTTTAAGGCGATAAACTTGTAAGCAACATCTATATCTTTTATCATATAATTCACACTGTGTCAATTTAACTATACAGTTGAAGATTTAAGCGACTTTCACGCTCTATGGTAGTCAGGTATACCCGGCACCTTAAATCACGCTTAGAAACGGCTACGCTTAGTGAATTTAACATGTTCTGTATTTATTCACTATCTCTTCCAATTCGTTGATGATTAGTTCGGTTTGATTCTGGATTACAACGCAATCACCTAATGACCCAAAATGCTCCTCTAAACAATCGATTAGCAGTTGCTTAATTACTTTCTCATCTGGTTTGACTCGCAATGTGCTATTTAGATAGACCTTTTCGAGTTCCTGTTCTCTTGACATAAAATATTTTTCTATATCATCAGGTTCCCATTCTCCCCGTCTAATAGCTTTCAATTTTTCTTTAGATCTCTGAAGATCTAAATCATGCTCAATTAATATTTGTTCCGCTTGAGATAAGAGCCGGACTAAGTGGTACAGATATTTTGTGTCCATCCCATTCGCTTGAACATCTTTGTACCTTTTACTTCCCGGTAATGGATTTTTATTCTTCATCTTATGCATTTGCGAAAAAGCGTAAGATTTCATCTTATTCCAGCACCGTTTGCTTAGAAATTGATTCCTATTCTCTCTAACCATCTCTCCCACTTTAGTAGAATGAGTAATCAGATTTCTGGGGGTATGAATCATTTCGAGAAAATTCGGATTATTTTCCATACACAGTTGAAAGAATTTTACAATAGAAAAGATTGAAAAGTCATACTCTTTGCCTGTCTCTTTATCTATGACGTGGTGGCATTGAAATTGCTCAAACCTTTGAATTTGATCTCCAAACCCTAAAATTTCACCTTTAAGATGTGGGAAAATCATATCTTTGTTCGGGATACAAAATCCATAAATATCTAGATCGGAATCAGTGTTGGCTACTCCATAAGCAGCAGACCCCATAATACATTCATATTGTAATTGATCAACCACAAATTTCTGGTTGATAGTAATAAGCCCTTTATCTTTTACCTTCTTAAGATATGACATTTCCTTTCACCAATTCCAATAATATTTCTCTGTTATTCAATTCAGGGTTGTTCAATACGGCTTCGAACAACCCCTTCAGAATCACCCCTACCCGCTTACCCGGTGGAATTCCAAGAACCTGCATCACATCAGCCCCATTGATCGCCAGATCCTTCACTGAAAAAGTAGGCTTTTCACAATTAATCTCAGCTTGGAACAGACGTATCATAACCTTTATTTCTTGGATTGTAAAGGGATTTTTCTTTAGATTCGCTTTACGGTCAGCAATTTTTAACCTCAAATAATCCTTGTAGTTGATATCGTTTTCATAAAATTTAGAAATCAATCGCCTCATTGCTTTAGGCGAAATATCCCTTAAGCTCCTCATGTGAAATTCTATTAGGTTAGAAATATATTTAATTTCTTCATTACTAAATTTGAGTCTTTTTAATTCTTCCTTTACAATATCAGATCCTATTTTCTCGTGAGCATGAAAAGTAATCTCATCGTACTCGTCATATTCAGAAGACTGATATTTTCCAATGTCGTGGAGATAAGCGGCCAGCTTAAGTAGCGGAAATTTAGGATGAATTGCATCACCAGCAATCATACTGTGGGCAAAGACTGATTCATTATGATATTGTCCACCATCCAAACCATAACAGGAATCAAGATCCTTTAAGACAAATTCTAAAATCCCAATATAAGCCATTGAACCAAAGAATAATGACGCCTTCTTTGTATTCATTGCTTTCATAATTTCGGTTCTGATTCTTTCAGGGGCTATCGTCTTAGCTAACCGTCCATTTGTATCTAAAGCATAACTTGTTTCGTCATCAAATGTTCCACCAATTTTAGCAAGGAAACGACAGGCTCTTAGTATCCGGCAAGGGTCTTCCTTAATCCGGTTTTCTGGATTCCCTGTAAATTTAATTATTTTATTTTTTAAATCAGAAAGGCCATCAAATGGATCAATAATATCGCCGCTAACTGGGCAAAGGGCAATGCTATTGATAGTAAGGTCACGGCGGGAAAGGTCTTCTTCAATAGTTAACGCAGGGGTACAGCCGATTAATTCTCCGTTGTGATAACAGTCCGTCCTGTAGCTGGAGACTTCAATTCCCTCAATTATCAAGACGTTGAACGATTCCCCAACTAAATCTACCTTATAGTCAGGGAATAAAGGGATGATTTGATTAACTCCAGCCTCCGTCACTATGTCAAAATCGTTGGGCGTTTCACCAGAAAGAAGGTCACGTACTGCTCCACCGACAATATGGACAGAATAATTGGCATTGCAAAGTGTTTTGATTATTTTGTTGTGCATCGGTACGCCTAAAGTTACGGATTGTGTTACTTAGTGTTGATCTTCTCTGTATACAATTTAATCCTACTGAATATTTCTTGGATAAAAGTCTTAGCCCACCCTGGGATATAAATTTTATGCTTATTCAACTCATAATACTCTTCTGCTGTATCGCCGAATTTCATTCCCATGGCCATCCAATCAATTACCATACAGACACAATGACAGGCTTGCTCATTGGGAAATTTTTCTTTTATCCCTATCCAACTTTCCCAATGGTGAGGGTTATGAGTTAAATGGTGCGCCCAAGCATTCTTAAAATTAGATGTTTCCTTTTCGCCTACCGGATAAAAATTCTGTTGGTAAGGAATAAATTCCTTAAATGACAATTTACTTATATCATGCCGTTGCACCATTGCATCAATAGTCCAATACAAATGGTCGTCACCGTCAATCTGTCCTAATTTACGTAAATGCTCTTCGGGGTTAAAGTTGGCCATCTCGATCAGCATCTGGAATTTCGGGAGCAAATATTTATCCCTAACTCTCTCCACCACACAGCACGTCCCATTGTGTAGCTCTTCCCATCGGCGGCAGAAATTCCCGTACAGGGATAGTGCCTTATGAAAACGATAGAGGTTCATGGCAAAATCGCAGTTGTCAGACCAGCGAAAGTGCCAGAACTTGTCAAGCCCAGCCTCGTCCAAAGCGAGAAATTCAGTTTGGGAATTGGTGAAAATCCCGTCTATGACTGCTCGTATTGAATCAGGACTTGGCATAACAAGCGGGTCAACATTGACCGCTTGCCCTGTGGCGTTATCAAGTTCATTCATGGCTAATTTCTCCTTTCTTCGTGCCGCGTCTTTCCAGGGCAAGCGGCAAGTTACCCTTGGCGTTGGGCTATAACTGACCAAACAACCAATGTGTAATATATCCAAAATGGGAAAGGATAATCAAACGGTGCAATTCCTAAAGTTCCTTGTATTCCACGACAAAGCATTTCATAAAATAATGGGATATTCATTCCTGCCGTTAGCAGGATTGGGAATAGGCATTTGGACGGCATTTGATCCCTCAAACTTTGTAGCAACAGGAGCCATAGACCCTGCATCAAAATACAAAATACGGGTACTCCTATCTGAAATCCTCTCTCTATTATCGTTAATTGCATTGCTTGTCCTCACTATGTTTTCCAGGAAAAGGCATCTGGTGATACTAAACCCAAAAGAAGTTAAATTAGAGATATTCATATTTTACAATTCTAAAATAAACAGATTGCCTATGACACTTCACCCAGATTGGTCATGGGATATAATTTTTAATATATTTCTATCTGCATTTAGAGAAAACCCAACCAAGAAAGATGCAATCTTTTACCCAAAAGATAAAGGATCATACAAATTAATCGACTTGAACTCTGAGAAGTGGATTAACCATCCTTCAATTGCTAAACAGCTATCTACGGATAAAATTGTTATTATCCATAGTTCAGAACTATCAAAAATAGAAAATTATGACGACGAAACTAAGCAGAAATACATTTCAAAAGTAGTTAAAGAACTTTGCAAAATACAATAGCAATATACGCAGACAGTCCAACAAAATGCTACAGCCGACCGCGAGAAGCACCGGGTTAAATTCAAGCTCACTGGCGCGGTCGGCTGAGTTTAGCGTTAAGCATCGTGATCGACGCCTTCACAGCCATCTTCCACAGCGTTGATTATTGCTTGGTCAATCATGCCAGTCAGTAGCGTTGAGCCGTCTTCTGCTTCATCAAGCAGCATCCGGCGCACTTCTTTGGCAAACAGGGCTTCGTCAGTAACTTTAACGGTTGGCACATCGGTGCCGCTCTCTCCATCCCAAAACTCTTCGCAGTTTGCGGCGGCAAAAGCAAGAGTACTGATCCCAATTTTCACCACCAAACATCCGTCTTCAATCGTGCAGATCAATGGCGTTTCCATCTCAATTCTCCTGTTTAAAATGCTTAACAATACGTTTCAGCGGCGGCTCCGCTGAACTTTGCGTTACCTTGCCAGGGGAATCTTGTAGTAAGCCCGGCAGGCTTCCTCAATCAGCGTCGCCCTGCTTTCCGGGCGGCTATCCATCCAGGTCAAAAGATCCGGCGGCAGCAAAACAGACACGCCCACCTTTTTCTTTTCTTCTGGCAATTCTGGCCGACCCGCCCCATTGGGGCCACCGCGCTGGGGGATATTTTTTATTGACCCGGCGTTACCGACCACCCGTATTCCGCTGGCCAACTCGATCAGGCAGCCCTTAAACAGGCCGTCATCACCAACATACTCACCAAGCGACTTGGCCCCAATGGGGAGCGGTGAGGCTCCCCAGTAGATGTTCTTTGCTTTTTCTGGGGTCATCATTACGCCACCCCATACCCGGCAAAAGCTTCCTCGACCTTTGCCAACATATCAAGAGCCTGTTGCGTGGCCCGGCCTTCCGCCTTGGCCTTTTCGGCCATGCTTTGCAGGCGGCGGAGTGTTCCGGTGACGCTGGCGGTCAGCTCAACCCCGCCTTGCGGTAAACCACTTTCGGTCAGCCCAAGGGGGTTGCTACGGTTAATGATCACTGCCAATTTTGCATTGAGTTCAATTGCCTGGGTGGTGGTGATTGTGTTCATTTTGTTTCTCCTCGGTTGTGGGCTCTTGCCCTTTTATTGATTTAATCATATCACTTTATCAACCGGGTGTAAACAGAAAAACAATATTGGTTAATCTTTTTTTAAGGCTGGCCAGGGTAACAAATCAATCAACTCGGACGGCTACCGCCGCCCGTTATTTCTGGCGTTATGCCGCTGTATCTGCATGTTGGTCGTCCCAGATAAAATTCATATCTTCGCATGATTCTTTAATAATTCCCCATGACCTTTTAACATTCAACAAATGTTCTTCTACATAATCACAGTATTTACGGATTTTATCAATATGTTTTATCC